GGGCCAGGACGCGGCGAAGGTCACGCACGATTACCGCAAAGAGCTGGAGCGCCAGAACGCCGAAGTCGACAAGGGAGCGCAGGCCGCGCAGAAGGCGACCGAGGCAATCGACAAACAGATCGATGCGTTGAAAGAGCAGGCCGCGACGGTGGGCATGACCACCACGCAAACCACGCTCTACAAACTCGCTCAGGACGGGGCGACCAAAGCCCAATTGGAAAGCGCCGCCGCTGCCCTGGCAATCGTCGACGCATACGATAAAGACCAGAAGGCAATCAAGGACAAAACCGAGCGCCTGGACAGTTTCAATAAGGTCCAGGAATCGACGTTCACCGATGGGCAAAAACTTTTAAACGACTATCAGAAGGATGTCGAAACGCTGCGCGCGTCGTTGAACAAAGGCGACATCAGCCAGACGGAATACGACAACGTGATGGACGGCCTGGACAAAGGGCTGTCGAAATCTCAGGACAAGTTGACTGAAACCAAGGACGCCATGAGCGTGTTTGCTGATGAGGCTGCGCGCAACGCTCAAGACTCGTTTGCCGATTTCCTGTTCGATCCGTTTGCCGATGGCGTGGACGGCATGGCTGCGAGTTTCGGCAAAGTCTTGCAACGGATGGTTGCCGAGGCTGCCGCCGCGCAAATCATGGACACCATGTTTGGCAAACTCGGCACGGATGGCAGTCGTGGAGGCGGGTTGTTTTCGGCCGGCCTGGAAGCGCTGGGTTCGCTCGTTGGTATCGGTGGATTCGGTGGCGGCAAGGCAGTCGGCGGGCCGGTGGAGGCCGGCAAGCTGTACGAGGTAGGCGAGAACAACGCGCCTGAAATGTTCATGAGCAACGGCCGGCAATACATGATCCCCGGCAACAGCGGGAGCATCAAACCGCAGGGTGCGCCCGGCGACCGCAGCACTCAAATTTTTAACATCAACACGCCAGACGCGAACTCGTTTCGTGCCTCCCAGCGGCAAATCGCCCGCCGCGCCAAACAGCAAATGAGTATCACATGAGCCGATTCCTGGACCTGTACCTGGACCGTTGCGTTCCTGGTTATCCGTGCATGTCATCGCCGCGCTGGTCGACATCGATCACGCACTCGGACTCAGGTGCGGAGCAAGCCAACCAGCGGTGGGAACATCCGTTACACCGCTACACGCTGCCGCAGGCGGTACGCGATCACGATGTCTATGAGGCTGTGCGCGATCACTGGCTAATCGTGCGTGGCCCGCTGCGCAGCTTTCCGTTTCGCGATCCGTTGGACTTTGCGTCGCGTGCGCTGACCCGACCGAACTTTGTCCCGACAGTCACCTTCAGCGATCAGGTGTTGGGCACGGGCGACGGAATTACCGTGGCGTTCCAACTGGTCAAGACCTACACGCGAGGCGCGGAATCCTACACGCGCAACGTGGTTCATCCGGTGGTTTCGACAGTCAAGGTTTCGGTCAACAACACCGACCCCGCGTCACTTCTAATCCCGCTGACCTGGACGGTCGACCGGGCCACTGGCGTCGTCACGTTTAGCGGTCCCCCCGCGCCTGGAGCCGTGGTCCGTGCCGGGTATCTGTACGACGTAGAAGTGCGCTTCGAGTCCGACGAATCCTTTGATGGCCTGTTGCATGACTACGGTGTGTCGGGCTTTGCCGATCTGGTCCTAATCGAAATCCGTCCTTGCTAATTTTTGAGGTGATCTATGGCTTTGCTCTGGTGTGATGGGTTCGATCATTACGGCACGTCCGCGAGAATGACTGATGGTCCGTATGCCGAAGTTGTAAGCAGCTCGTTTGCTTTGAGCACCACAAACCCGCGAACCGGCACTTACTGTATGCGGAAGCAAGGAGTGCTGACGCTCGACGCCTATATTCGCCGGGTCCTGGGCGGATCGAAAACAACCGTCGGGCTGGGCCTCGCGGTTTACATGGACCATCTGCCGTTCGCCAATGACGCCTATTGCCTTTACGATTTCCGCGACGCCGGGAACGTGCCCCAGATTAGTGTCGTAGTTCAATCGACGGGGACCATCGCGATTAAGCGGGGGACCGCCGCGACGGGGGGCGGTAATACTTCAACGACGCTCGGCACAACGAGCGTCCCGGTCGTAACGGCGAACGCTTATCAGCACATCGAGACGGCGGTATTTTTCAGCAATACAGTCGGGACGGTGGAGGTCCGCGTTAACGGTGTCACCGTACTATCCCTAACCGGCGTCGATACCGTATACACGGCGAACGTCGAATGCAGTCAAGTCGCGGTCAACTGCGGATGCACGGGCCTGTCTATTCAACATTTCGTCACCTCCGATATTGACGACATTTTTTGCTGGGACACTACCGGGAGTTACAACAACACGTTCATCGGTGACCGCCGTGTGTTGACCCTATTCCCTGATGCCAATACGGCGACCGCCGACTGGACGGCTGTAGGCGCCGCCTCTGGATATCTGTGCATCGACGAGGCCAACCCCAACGACGACACTGATTACATATCGGCCGCCACTGTCGGGCAAGTTTCGCAGTTCGGTTTGCAGAATTTACCGTCCGGGATTTCGGTTGTGAGCGCGGTTGTCATGGTCGAGCGTGCGCGCAAGACCGATGCGGGCACGGCCAACACAAAAGTGTCTGTCGTGTCCGGGGCATCGTCGGCGGCTGGCGCGGATAAACCGCTAACCGAAATTTACACTTACCGCCAAGACGTGTTCCAAACCGACCCGGTTAGCGCCGCACCGTTTACGCCCGCCGACGTTAATGCCCTGCAATTCAAAGTCGAACGGACGGCCTAACGATGGCCGTCTATACAATCAGCTTTGGCACGGACACAACCGGGGCGGCACCGACCGGCTGGACAGCCCGCTGGACCTCGACGGGGGCGACGTGGCTTGTGCGCGCCGACGCCTCGTCGACGGCGGGTAAATACCTGGAATTTGCACGGACCACCACCGCGCGCCGCCTACTGTCCTACGATTCGATTGATAGCGATTCGGGCCGGGATAACGCTGAGATATTCGCCCGGTACACCACTACCGGGATAACCGAGGCCTATCAGTTTTGGTTGGTCCTACGCGGCTCGGGAGCGGCGGCAACAGAGGGGGGATACGTCTTTACGAATCTGAACCCCACACAAGTCCAGATCGCGAAACTTGTCTCGGGGACCTTGACCGCGCTGGCGACCGTAACCGTGCCGACGATGGTGAACAACACCTATTACAGCTTTCGGTTTCGCGTCAACGGGACGGCGCTCAAGGCGAAAATATGGAAAGGTCAAACCGACCCCGAGCCGTCGACGTGGGATATCGAAATCACCGATTCGGCTATCACCGGGACGGGGTACGCCGGTATCGGCAACACTTCGAATTTCGGGGTTGCGCGTTGGGATGACGTGGCATTCGGCACCAGCGGCGATACCGCCGCATTCCCCACCTCGGCCGAGGCTCGGCAAACGCAAGACGCTTTACTGGTACTTGAGCACGGCGATACGTCCGCGCGGGTGACACAACTGGCGACGCTGGTTTTCGACGCTCCCGCCCCGAACATTCGGGACACGCAAATTGTTGCGTTGGTAATGGGCAAGCCCTCGGCCCCGCTACGCGCGACGCAATATGCCGCTTTACCCTTGGTCGAGTTCCACGCCGATACTCCCATCACTCAAATGTCCGCGCTTGTCCTGGCCGATTACATCCCATGTACAACGCAATGGGCGCAGACGTGGACGATTACTCGAACCGATGGTCAAGTCTTCGCGTTTACTTCGCTCGACCGACCACTGACGTTCCGGGGTGTAGTGCATAGCCCATGCAATAGCCTGAGCGCTACGGCCACCGAGCAGTCGACGACGATCGGTGCGAACGGGAACATGGAGCTGCTGGGGATTATTTCCGACGCCGGTATCAGCGAACAGGAGCTGTACAACGGCCTGTTTGATTTCGCGGCTTTTGAAATCTGGATGGTCCCGTGGCTCAACCACAGCGGCGAGACACCGTTCCGTCTGATGGCTGGCACCACCGGCACCATGAGCCACGGCACCGAAGGGTTCAGCTTTGAGGTGCTGACCGCCTCGGCCAACTTGCGCCAACGCGGGCTGATGGAAAACTTCACAGCATCGTGTCGGTACGGGTTCGGATCGACGCTTGATTCGCGGTGCCCGGTCAACTTGGCAGCGATCACCGTCGCCGGATCGGCTACGTCGACGGCGGTGCCGGCCGCGAGCAATACGGCAACGCGGCGGATTCTGATCGACAGCTCGCGCGCTGAAGCGGCCGGGCACTTCGACCTCGGTATTGTGACGTTCACTGGTGGGGCCAACGCTGGGGCATCGAGCGAAATCAAACGGTTCGAAGGCGGTGTGTTCGTGCTGTGGTCGCCGCTGCTGTACCCAATTGAAGTCGGTGACACATACACCGCAACCCCTGGCTGCAACAAATCCCCGGCCGATCATATGCGGTTCAACCCGGACATGATCGATTACGGCGGGTTCCCTGTCGTGCCCGGTAGTGATGCCATTAACCAGTTTCCAGACGCGAAGGGATAACTATGCGCGAGCGAATTGTCACCGAGGCCCGGCGCTGGATCGACACGCCGTACCACCATCAGGCGTCACTGCGCGGTGTCGGTGTGGATTGTGTCGGGCTGATTCGCGGCGTCGGTCATGTGACCGGCGCACTGCCTGACGACGCCGAGGCATGGGCGCGGTTTGGTGGTTACAGCCGCATACCCAACCCGCGCCGAATGGGCGAAGGGATGCGCCAATTTTTACGCCCGCTCGATGGTGCGCCTCAGGAGGGTGACATTGCGTGGTTGCAGTGGCGGCCAGACTTGCCAATGCACCTCGCGATTCTCGCCAGTGACCACCGGGGCGGTGCGACGCTGATCCACTCCTATAGCGAGGCGGGCGGTGTCGTCGAGCATGGGCTGACGCCTGAGTGGCTGGCGCGTGTCAAAAGTTGGTGGGCCTATCCGAATGTTGAGGGCGACACATGAGTAGCGTCGGGCAAGTAGTCGGCGGCGTTGCCGGTGCCGTTATCGGATTCTTTACGCCGGTCGGCCCGATCATGGGCGCGCAAATTGGCATGACGGTCGGCGGGATTATCGACCCGCCAGACGGCCCCGAACTTGAAGGCCCGCGCCTGCAAGACAAGCAGGTCATCGTCTCGACCTACGGCAACGCGATTCCGCTTATCTATGGTGCGGAGAACCGGTGTAGCGGCAACGTGATCTGGTCGACTGGCCTAATCGAAACCGCCGAGGAAGAGGAGTCAGGCGGCGGCAAGGGGGGCGGCGGTGGCGCATCGACTACGACGTACAGCTATCGCATGAGCTTTGCCCTGGCGATGGGTGCCGGCACGATGGTCGGCGTAAAGCGAATCTGGGCAAACTCGAAACTGATCTATGACTCGACCGGGCTTACGCTGCCGGCCGTCGATCCGGTGAACGGGCAGATCGTTACTAAAGCGATGGGCACGCACGCGGTCATGGAGGAAATGCACTTCTGGCCCGGCTCGACGGTGCAGGTGCGCGACAGTTGGATTCAGTCGATTACCCCCACGACACCAGCATATCGAAATGTCGCGTACATCGTTTTTAAAGACATGCAACTAGCTGACTTCGGCAACCGCCTCCCGAACATCGAGGTGGAAATTGCCGGGAGCGCGGTCACGAACGTGGCGGCGGTGGTGCATGACATCGCCCGGCGTGTCGGGGTGCATGACATTTCGGTCGCCGGGCTGAGTGACGAGCTGCGCGGTTTGGTGATCGCGCGGTCGGTCCAGGCAAGCGGGGCGCTGACACCGCTCGCCGTCGCGTTCAATTTCGACTTGGCAGAGCAGGCCGGGCAAGTGCGATGCGTTAAGCGGGGCGCAGGCATGAAGGGCGTTGTCCCGGTGGGCGATATGGGTGCCGTCCAGGGGGCAGACAACGCGACCGAGCCGGCACGCTTCAAAGCAG